GGTCATTTTCCGGTGGACTGACGCCGACGTGTCGTAAATTGGAATATAATCATCGTCTGCGATGGTTGTTTCAGCAGTCAGTTCGTTCGTCGCTTGCTGTGATCCAATTGTGCTCCTGACTGTTGCTGCGTCTGCATCGTCAAGTATTGTCCGGGCAAATGCAGTAATATCAGTGACTCCTGCCTGATCCTCTCCGGTAAAATATGGGAGTTTGTTTGCGTCACTTGTCACCCCTGCCAATGCGGTAAGAGTCGCGTCTGCCGGTTGTGCACCAACATCACTCGCAGTGAGCGAGATGTCATCCGACAGGGCTTTACTGTTCACGGTTCGGGTGGTGGGGACCTTCCCCCCCAATGCCATATTCAGGTCAGTCTGATCTGATAATGTTCCGGTGATATCGCCCCATGCAATCTCGGTCAGGAATGTGGATGAGTGAGCCTCGTTGCCGTGACTGGTCGGTGTCCGACTGTCTGACAGCCGGGGGTCGTCACCTGCACAGACAGTCCCGGATGTCGTTCCGACATCCCCATTCGTGTTTAGGGTCTCGTATGTGATATCGGTCATCGTGGCGGCCCCAACATCACTCGCAGTCAGTGAGATGTCAGATGACAGGGCTTTGCTATTTACCGTCCGGGTTGTCGGAACCTTCCCCCCCAATGCCGTATCTAGATCTGTCTGGTCTGACAACGTGCCGGTGATGCTGCCCCATTTACTTGACCCGCCACCGCCGCCGGAGGGGGTAGGCGGAAAAATAGGGCTACCCATTCTGCACCACCGCACCGACAGCGACGGTATATTTCCCGCCGGTGTCTCCGTATGTCAGGTTGATCGTCTGACCAGGCACTACCGGGACCGTTGCAGAATAATGCACACCGGCACCAATGGCGGTCCCACCGTTCAATTTTTCTGACACTGTTGCAACCCCCACCGTACGGGTCAGGGTCAGGACTGCAGCCACGGCAGACGAAAATGAAATGTTCAGGTATGCCATACGCCCGGACCCGCCGACGGCAACACCATCGGTCAGCGGCTGCCCCGCTGCTGGCAAGTCCTCGTTAAACTCGTTGATCAGAAGCGTTGCCGCTTCAGGGTCGTTTATTTTGTAATTCACTGCTGTCATGTTGTCACCTCAGGAAGTCCAAACTGTTCTCTCACCCATTCCTCACCGACCCAGAGCGGATCGAGTCGGTTCGCATTCATGAGCTGTGTGATCCACCCGGCCCGTGCTGCCTCGTCTCTGGGACTCGGATCGTTGAACTCAATCACCACCGCCCCAGGCCTGCCTGTGATCCGGTCAATGATTTGGGTGTTGATTGCGTCGGCCAGGGTGATTTGATACGTCTGAATCTGGTCGTTAAATGCGTCTATTCTACTGACTGCCGTGTTGTCAGTTGTGCCAACACGGAGCCCCAACAGTTCACCAGGCACACCCAGAGCACCAACCAGGCGCTGGAGCGTCAGATCACTATACTGTTGAGCGTTCGGTATGCCCTGCCGGTCCATGTCAGTGATGCTGACGTTGTGGGTCGTGACGATCTCGCTATCCTCTCGAATCTCTTTCAGGTTTGCCTTGTATGCCCGCACGTCTGCCTGTGTGCTGGGGTGTGTTTCGTCACCGAGTTTGTGCCAGTGTTTCCCGGTCCCGTGCCGTTCTATGGCTTTTGCCAGCCCGGTGATCGTCCGCACGTCCCTGATGATCTCGTCGTAGGCACGCTGCACAATCGAAATGCCATACTCGTCGTCAGACGGTATGAGCGACAGGTAGAACATACGGTCCGGTTCGATGAGTGTTTCCTGTCCGTTCTGCATGACCTGAGCGAATGCCTGTATGTCACCATACGGATCCACTTTGATCCTGAACATACCCGGCCACCGCTTGACGATCCTGGCAACACCGGTACCCCGTGCAGGGGGCACAATCTCACAGAGCGAGAATCCGTATGTCAGGCACCGGGTGATCGAATACCAGAATATACCATGTGCGTTCAGCCGTTTCAGTTCGGCCTCGACCAGTTTTACCTCTGCATCCCCGCCGACGAGGTTCCAGCCACGCCTGAGAATCATGAGGGCATACATGTCAATAGCCTGGCTGACTATTCCGCCCTGCACATAGATCCGTTGCCACTTCCGCATGAGTTGCTCGTCTCTGTTCTGCTCATCGAAATACCTGGGCATGTTGCCCGATGTGGTGGCGTATGTCTCCGGCTTAGGTTCCTGTGGTTTTGCGAACCACCGTTGTAGTATGTTCATTGTTCACCCGCGTCAGGTAGGTTTTCAAAATCAGTTGGGTAAAATTCAATACAAACCACAGGCGCCTCACCAGGGCCCCCCTGTTCAATCCTCATGTACCGGGTAGGCAATAGCCCGCCGTTTACCTTAATGCAAAGGTCTCCATTTATTCGCAACAATTCCACAATTGCCCGGTGTGGCCCGTCTTTCATTACCTCTATTGCTGTCATGCTATCGCAAACTCCCCGGCCACCGGCCCCGCCATGAGTTCAGTAAGTGCCCAGACAAGAGCGTCCATCCGGTCAGGGGATTTGTCGCCAGGCACCCATTCACACAGCTGATCCTCTAGTTTTGGGAACGCCCCGACATGTTTCACTCTGCCCTGTTCATAGAGTGCCGCAATTGGTTCTGCCCGGATCTGTTTCCCTCTGCTGGCATGGACCGCCTTGAATGAGACAGACGGATCAACCGTTCTTAAAACCGTTTCAATGAGATCCCCCCCGTTGTTTACCTCCCCAACAACACGATCCGCAACATACTGTCGGTATGCATGTATGGCAGTTTTTGCCCACTCGAGCGGTGAAGCAGAGAGAGAAAGATCGTCGAGAACATACCCGACCCCATCGGCGCCAACACCACAGACGACAATCCCGGTTTCTGCAGAGTCCTCTCCTGATGTGACTGCCGGATCTATGGCAACAACCACCCGGACCATTGCAGGGATCTGATCATGTCTCACCCTTGCATTCTCGATCATGTCTCTTCGCCATAATGCCCCCTCTATGTCGTCGAGTATTTCGGCGTTGAGTTCCTGCCTTCCGAGGCGTGTACCCTCATATTTCTTGATGATCGTCTCGAAAAAAGACGGGGCCAGGTTGTCACGGTTTTCATACGTTGAACCTGTGACAGTAATACACGACGGTTCTTTCTTCAGTTCACGAATGAGTTTAATCGGCCGTGGTGTTGTCGTAATACATGCCTGAGGGTGATCACCCAACCGAAGCCCGAATAATGCCATGTCCCATGTCTCCGGGTATTTCCATGCCGCTAACTCGTCCGCCCATAGGTAATGGTGTTGTGGTCCTCGTAGTCGGTTTGGTTCCTCTGCAGAAAAGAGCGTGACAATAGATCCATTATTCCAGGTCACTCGGCGTTTTGACGGTTCGTATAGGGGTATGTCTGTAGGGGGCGAAACTGCCAAAATACCAGACTCTCCTTCGACCATTGTATCTCTGGCATCGCTGGCAGTCGGGGCAATACAGGCAATTCGCACGCCCGGCTGAGTTCGTGCCAGGTTGCTGACCCATTCTGCGCCGGTCCTGGTTTTACCGAACCCACGGCCAGCAAGAATGAGCCAAAAGTTCCAGTCCCCCGCCGGAGGAAGTTGCGTAGGTCTAGCCCATTCTTCCCAGGCAGAATTGAGATAAACTAATTGTTCTTGAGTCAACGAATGGACGAACGCAACACGATCACTCTCTGGTAGCAATGCGATCGAGTTTACCAAGCAACTCATTTCTTATGTCCTCTGTTTGAATAGGTCCGCCATCTTTACCCGTCAATTCCTGTTGAACCTTGTCAGATTGATCCAAATACTGTTTTCCCAACCAGATCAACATAGTTTTGTCTCCCAACATTGCAACAGCGTACTGTTTACGACGCAACGAACATTTTGCCGCCTGCAGACCCTTTTTATAGACGCGACAAAACTCATCGTCACGTTGTAACGTCCTGACACTGACTCCCAACTCTTCTGCTATATCCTCTTGAGTACAGAACTCACGGGCCATTTCTTCAACGACTTGATAGTCTATTGGTTTCTTTGGCCTCCCTCCTGCCATTACTTCACCACCTCACAACGATTCCACGGCACAATCAGCGACAAATACCGCACATCTTTGCCTGACCCCAGTTTTACCCGGATGTGTGCCTGGTTTGGTTGCACGGTTGCCAGTTCTCCGACAACCCCGTCAGGCCAGAGCCGGGCTAATGGTGACTCCGGGTCCGGGGTGTAGCGAATCACAGATGTCCCCCCTTCAGAATGAACGTCAGAAACATACCGGCCACAAACAGAACCAGGTATTTGATGCTCTCAACAAATTTTTCGACCCAGTAATCTGACCCCAGTTTTTTGTGCCGTTCGTTCATCAGCAGTTCAATTTGTGCTGCATATTTGCATATATGGCCGGTTTGCATAAACTGTCTGAATTCCCGGTTCTGTTCCTCAAACCGTGCATTGAGTTCCTGGCTTGCTGCTGCCATTGACGTTATTGCTGCCTCCAGTTTTGCGATGCTCACCTGTATTTCTGTCAGCAGGTCGGTTGATGTGCACCGGTGCGTGACCCGTTCAAGTTCGTCTATATTTTCAATTCTAACCGTCCGCGGTTCGTCTGCCATGTGTTACACCCTGGCGGGGAGTTGCACCCCGCTTATTTTGCTCCTGCCTGTTCAGAGTGCCGGTATGCCGTTGATGAGTATGGTCGGGTTAGTGCGTTCTGCATGGGATGACATCAAAGGCTCTTCGTACAGGGGAATTGTGTACATGGGTGTTGCATACCGGGGATCCTCATTCTCGGAACTGAACCGAGTGAATACAAAAAATGAGGGTTATTTTTTCATGGACATTTTTGCAAACAGGCGCCGGATCGTTGCCTCGTTGCCACTGACATGCTGCCCGTCCGGGTACTCGAGTTTCCACCGTTTCTCTTCTGGTATATGTTTGATGTCGGGGTTCTCGTTGATCCCGATCTTGTACCCGTTTCTCTCTTCGACGACTTTCATGGACCGGCGTTCGGTCTTGGTTGCTGGTTTTTTCTCTTCTTCGCTCATGGTCACTCCTCCACGTACCGGACTTCGAGCCAGCGGTATAACGTGGTCAGAATCTTCTGGATAACTGCAATTACCGCACCGTTGGAGGCTAACTGTGTTTCAATACTCATCTGTGTGAGCGGTGATCCTGCCAGGGTTGCATATGCCCCGACGAATGCACCAATGAGCACGGTTGCACCCAGGCTCATGAAATCGAAACTCTCGCTGGGTTTTGTCGGGTCTACGTTCTTTGCCGCCCACCAGATGAGGCTGTACAATACTGCTGCAAAAATTGCTGTGATTAATGGCTGAAATTCAACAAGCATAGTTATTCCTCCTCCTCCGTCTGATTCAAGGCGGACTCATTGGCTAAAACAATTTCATCGGCGTTTGTATCCCAAAGCCAGTCGAAACCGGCGTCGAGTGTTTTATTTTCATCGCTGGTGAGCACCCCGTGGTCATGACGGCTGTACGAATACTGCATGAGTGAACTGTTCTTGTCAAGCCCGGATTTGAGCGAGCCTTTCACATCTTCATACAGGTATCCCTGGGGAGTTGTGCCCTGCACACTGACGCCCACAACCTTTCCGTTCACCTCAACCTGCGACTCATATGTTGTGCCAGGACCGGACCCCATCAACCCCCAGAGCCCCTCAACTGTCTGCGTCTCCGGGTACCGGCTGTTACTCTGGTTGCCATACCCGGCTATGAAATTGGACTGGTCGCACATGGATTCAGGGATATTGGTTTGAGTGCTGAACATACCGGCAGAGTCGAATGCATTCAGCATGCCGAGCGTTTCAACCGTTGTCGAGTCGGATTTCATTATTCCCGTCCGGCCGAGTGAGACGATGGTTTGGGATTTGCCGTTATACAGGTATGAATCGTTGACGGTTCCGAACCGCATCAGGTTGTTACTCGTTTCCCAAGACT